TCTTCTTCTTCTTCTTCTTCTTCTTCTTCTTCAGACTCATCTTCGTCTTCTTCTTCCTTTTTGTACTTTTTCTTTTCGCCAAGGAGAATAGACTTGATTGAATCATCAAAAGATACTTCAGCTTCAGCTTCTTCAGAGACTTCAGGTAGATCCTGTTCAAGCTCTTCATTAGCAATAAGCTGTTCTTCAGTGACATCCTCAATGATGTCCTCTATTTCTTGTGTTTCTTCTGACATAGCTTTATTTCTATTAATGATTAGAGTTTGGAGAGGAAATCACTAAAGACCCTTTTCTGAGCTTCTGCAAGCTGAGAGCTAGATGCTTTTTTAATTTCAGTCTCATATTCTTCAATCTGTTGAGGTTTTAGAATACCATTCTCATATATCCATTCTACACCTTCCATGATTCCATTAACGAATGCTTCGGGTGCGGAGGGATCTTGAACAATGTCTACAGTAGAGAGCATAAAATCGCTCTTTACATAAGACTTGCTATTCTTATTTTCAACTGTTCCCATACCACGACTTGAGACACCCAACTTACATCCACCTTCCATAAGTCCTTTCACTATATTACCCATCGGTGTATTTAGTATGAGTGCCTTTCCAACAACATTATTACCTTCCCATTTAAGTTCAGTAATTCTGTGTGAAACTTTATCAAGATTGATAGCGGGGCCTTCTGGGTGATTCAATTCACCAACGGCTCTACCTGCTTCAACCTGCTCCTTAACATATTTGTTACAAGCTGCTTCTAGAACAGCTTTAGGATAAATTCTATTATTACGGTTTTGTTTTTCCGCTTGCATAAAGACACCTTCGATGAAAGTGTTCTTGTTACCTTTTTCATCTTTCTCAATGAGAAAGTCGAGGTTCGATTCTAAATGTTCTGTGATTAATTTCATTTATTTTTAATCTTTTAATCCTTTATGTGAAATGATTTTAATTTCATCTTCTTGTGAGCCGAACCATTTTTCAAATTCATTTTGATTCTTAAACTTAGCAGTTTCTTTCTTGGATGATTTACCTTTAGTATATTTTATTTCAATCTTTTCTACTAGATCAGTTGATTCTTCAACAGGCTGATTGAACACTTCGGACGAAATAGCCACTCTTTTAACAGCCATAGCTTGATCAAATTTATCTTGAATAGCACCTTTGAATGTTTCAAGTGCCGATGCCTCATCTCCATTAACAAGATCTTTAAAAAGTTTTTCCGTTGCTTTCATAGTTATATTTATAATAATTAGTATTTTGAGATATGGTTTATTTATATTAAGCCTTCAGAATGAAATAAGATTTCCCTTTACTCTTCTTCATCCATATTATAAAACTCACATGCCTCAGATAGAGTAAGTGGATAAGTGTATGTTTCCTTTAGACTAAACCTTTATGTTCTAAGTAAGTAGCAAAAACCATTACTGACCTTTTTGCTCCGACTTCTAGTTTATATAATCTCTTCTTTTATGTCAACTGTATTTTCTTCGGGTGTGTAATTCTCATCAAAATCTAAATCATCTGGTTCTTCTTTTTTCTCAGCTTCAATCTCATCTTGAATCTGTCTAATATCTTCATCAGACTGATGAAGAATTGTTCTGCGTACCCAAGCTTTAGAATAATATTGACCAACAAACTCATTCACAATATTGAGAGCTTCAACTCTTTCCTTAATGATTTCAGCTTCTTTTAATTCTGAGAAATAATTATCTTCAACAAAATCAACTGCAATTGATTCTTCAATTACTTCCCATTCACTTTGTTTAATGATTCCCTTAAGAATAAGTTGAATTCTAAGTGCATCAATTAATAGGAAAGAAAAGCGATTTCTTAATTTATCGATAAACTTCTGAAATTTAACTTCATCACGTGATACCTCAGAAGGTCTACCAAAAGCATATCCAGTATCTTGCTCAAGTCTTGCGACTGGAACATTCAGAGATTTGTACAATTTCTTTTGAAAGAATACAACATCTTCGATTTGACCAAGATTTTCTCCACCTGGAAGTGTGGTAATTTCAGTACCTCTACCACCCTCTCTTCGTGGCATATAAAAATCTTCCAACATAGACATATGACGACGATCATCACGAATCTCACCAGTAGAAGAATCATATACAAGTTTATTACGGTATTTACTCATCACCGACTGTACATATTCTTCAGCCTTACCTTTTGGAAGATTACCAACATCAATATAAAAGATTCTTCTTTCTGGTGCTCTTGATACACGATACATAACTAATGAATCTTCCATCATTCGAAGTTGATTCACCAACTTCATCGATTTATGTAAATGTGATATCACTTTCTCTTGATTGATATCAAGTAGACCAGAGGGACAAGAGATAATCGCCTCATTAGCAATCTTAACACCAGCACTTTCACCATCTCCAGATTCAGAGTAAATATAGTATTCAGCTATTACCTTTGGTATTTTTACACCTGTTTTCTGATCAAGTACTTTTTTAACTTCTTTAACTTTCTTAAGATATAAAGGATTAATCTGTCTAAGTTCTTTAATTCCTTTATTAAAATTCTTTTCGTCTGTTACGACATGAAAATACAATCGACCATCTATATACCATTCCTTAAATAGATCAGCCGCTTTACGATTAAATTTATATAAAGATAGTACTTTACTAAATTCATCTTGAATCTGCTTTTTAATTGAATCTGGTAATTCAGAATCATTCATTTTGAGAGCCGCAGGTGTAGAATCATCTCCTGATGCAATAGCTCCATCAACAATATCATTAATTGCTTGATCACACTCAGGTTGTGATGCAGCTTCACGATATTTGACAATTAATTCGTTCTCACTATTATTACTGGTGCCGTCGATATCAACATACTGTCCGTAATAACCACCTGTTGTGACAACGGAAGATGAACCTTCATCATCACGCTTAGGTACAAATGATTTTAAATCTTTATCGAGTTTTTCTTCTCTCGATCCAATCTTCTTAGTTATTTGATATCCGAACAATTCCATAATAATATTATTTATAATAAAATACATGGGCTCCCCCATGAAGAGGAGCCCATGATTCTTTTAAGTTTTACGAAGTTGTATCAGCTTCCCAATATTGATAAGCCAATTCAACTGTGAATTCTTCAATTGCATCATTTGTCTCATAGCTCAAATCGATTGCAGAAACATTAATAGGATATGCACCACGAATAGTATATGTCTTAGTAATATTACCTGCTTTATCGAGTTGTTCGATAGCCATGTCTGCTTGGTAGTCAGTTGGGTTTGATAAGCCTGTGTTATTCACATGCTCATTCATTCCATTCATCCAACGTTCCATTGCATTCCGAACTTCCATACCAGTGTCATTGATAACTGTAATTATCCAGTTCTCAAATGTACGATCACCAGCAATCTTCAATTGACGACCACGGAATGGTACATCCAATTGAGCAATAGTACTACCAGGTAGTTGAGCACCCTTACACATGAAAGATGTAAGTTCAGTGTCACCTGCAGCATATGCCGGGAAGTTAACAATTGCCTTGAAAAGGTTGGGGCGTGCGCCCCCACCGATTAATTTTGATTTAAAATCATCTACTCCTAAAGTTGCCATAATAGTTATTTCCTTTCTTTATTTATAATTATTTACCAACGATTTCAGAGAATTCAACTCCTGTGCGTGTCGCAATGAAGTTAAGTGTAATGAAGTTAATCGAACGAGCTGGTTTGATGTAGATGTCAGCAACAAAACGGTTAGAATCAATCACTTGACCCGTATTGTTAGTTTCATCACATACAACCAAGAAATCAGTAACACCGCGACGACCCTTAATATCCCGAAGGAAAGGCTCTGTCATGTTTCTGAACATCGAGCGTGTAAACTCATCATTCAATTCGAATAGTTGATATTTAGCAGCGGTTGCAATTGCTTTCTCAAGAACAATAAACAGTCTGCGAACATTGATTCTATCAAATGCAGATGGCTTTGATTGAGCAGTCTTATCACCGAAAAGGACTGTTCCTTGACCTGGGAAAGAAGCAATTGGATTGATACGAGACTTATA